TTTAAAAGGTATATTTACTACTTATAACAGAGGAACAAATTATAGACAAGGCGATAATGTAGTAAGCGGATTAAAAGGTAATTATGAAAAAAATCTTACATTCCAAACAATAGGAGCAACTCAACCATCTGTTTTTGCTCCTTTTCCAACAACTTTAGGAAATAACCATAGACCTCAAATTGTATTAAAAACAAAACAAACTGGATTTACAGAAGTAGCAAATGGTACTGCTTATCCACTAACTGATGGAGAAATAAGAACAGAAGAAGTTCCTCCAATAAGGGCAACATTAGGAGCAGTTTTAGGATTACATTCTGCTTATTCAGCAGAACAAGAATTTACTTCACCAAAGAATTTTGTAGGAAACACAGCGACAGAAGTAAATGTAGATATTCCAACTGTTGCTGTAGAAATCAATAATATACCCATTGATGGTTATATATCAAAAGATTTTGATGTTCGTAGCACACAGGTAGGTGTAGGCTCAAGACTACCAATTGTAGGTGTAATTCCAAGTTTAGAGGAAAAACCCGCATCAACTGGACCAGTTATAAATTTTAGATACAATGCTCCATATAGTCAACCTGTAGTATGCGATTTACCAACAGAACAATTTTTATACAATCTTTCTTTCCGTCTTCGTGAAGTATCAACAGGTAAAATATTAGAAGGTTTAAGACACCCAACTGAATTAATATTTAGATTAAGAAATTTAGATGAAAAAATGGAAGAAAAAAATGATATATAAATATAAAAATCAATGACTTCTTCAACTAATCCTGAATTAATATTATGTCCTATTGAGTGTTTAGAACCTCAAGCAGATTTTGTAGAAAAACATTCTACTTTTTTAATAACATTAATTGGAGCATTATCAGCCTGTGCTGGAGTTGTTCTTACTTATTTTTTAAAAAGTAGATGTAATAAAATTAAAGTTGGTTGTATTGAGTGTGAGAGAAATGTGGTAAGTTTAGAAGCATCGCAAATTGAAATTCAAAATCCAAATTAAATAAATAAAAAAATATATTAATAAAAAAATATTTTATTATTAATATATAAAAATGGACCTTACTGATATTCCAACGAAAGCCCCCATAGTTAGTGAAACTTTGGTTATAAAGCCTGAAAATCAAAAAGACATCACTCGTGAAAACCAAAATAGAAATGTTAGATTTTTAATTCCAAATTATGTAGGATACTTTTTACCCAGCCAGTCAAACTTCTCTTTCAGTATTACTATGGAAGGTCGTGGTAATCCAATTCCTTCTCGTGATGCTGGATTACATTCTCTCTTCAATGTTGTGAGAACTTACGATGTAACTAATTCTCATCTTTTAGAGGAAGTTATACAATATAATACTTTAGTAGCCCAAAAATTCCAATACGGCAAATCAACATCTATTGATAATTACAGAGCAGAATTTGAGGGTGTTCAGCCTAATAAATCTATTGATAATAATTTATATTGGAAACCAGACCAAACTACTTATGCTGGAGGAACAGTAGTTGCTCCAGATGTAGCAAAAACAGTCCAATTCAGCGGCACTATTAAAACTGATTTTTATGATAGTGATAAATTTATTCCTTGTGCTGTATTCAATGGTCTTCGCACAGAAATACAGATGGAAGATTATAGACGTGCTTTAGAATTTTCCACTGGTTCTTTAGGCGTAGGTTCAGCAAATGGTATGATGCCTAAACAAACCAATATAATGGTTACTTCCAAACAAGCGACAGTCGGTGCTGAAGGGGAAGTCAATCCGTTTACAATTACTGCGGGTGGAAGTGACTATCAAGTTGGATTTATATATACAGCAACTGTTTCAGGAGTTCAAACAGGCTTTGTTGAAGTAACTGGTCTACGTGCTGGAACAACCGAAGTAGCAGAAGCGGTTTGGTATGCTACTGCTAATGGTCATTCACCACCAGAAGGGGGTGCGGCTATTGTTTTAGGCACTCCATCTGCTGGTGGTGCTACAGCGGCGACTTTAACAGTTAAGGCTGGTCATCAATTAATGGGTGCTCTTCGTATTACCAGTGCTAATGATGAGTATTTTGTTGATTTAGGTTCAACAAACGTTATTGATACTTTCACTGGAACAACAAGTCCAGGCACTCCAGCACAAATTACTTATTTTGGTGATGGTTCTGTTCGTAAACCATTCCAAGTATTAAATCAAATTGGAAAACCAAATATTGGATATGGGGATACAACTTGCTTCCCAAATGTTGCTATGCCCTTCAGTGTAGGTGATAGACTTTTCATTGGTGATTTAGCACAAACAACTGCTTCTAAAAAGGCACTTGGTATTATTACAAGAATATCAAAATTACCTTCAACCACTGATGATAAAGATAAAGGAGCAAGAATTTTCTTTGTTCCACTTCAGGAACTTGTTTTGGGACCTGGTGGTGCGGCTGTAGCCAATGAAACACAAGCATCAACACTCACAGGTGGAACAGGACCACTACTTACACAAAATTATATGTTTAGTCACGGTTTAAATGGTTTTGCTTTCTTTGTTGAGGAAGCCGACAGATTAAATAAATTTTCTCGTACAGCAATTCCAAACAGAACAGTTGCTCCAACAAAAGCCGTATTAGATAAAGCGGCAGACAATGTAGTAAATTTCAGCATTCATAATTTACAGTATAATGTTAAACGTGTAGATATGGACGAAAATATTGTTGCGGCAGACCTTCGTGCGGCAAACTCATCAAGTGGTTATCGTTTAGATTTAGCCACTACTCAAACAAGATTAGTCAATTTACAGGCTATTCAGGGACCTACATCGCAACTTATTTCAATTCCAAATATAACCAAAGCATTAGCAGTATTATCTGTTCCTCTTAACCAGAATGAGCAACTTTCAGTATCAGCCCAGTCTTTAAGAGGAAGACCTGATAACATTTCAAATTATCAGTATGATATTGGTCGTGATGGACTTCAGCCCCAGCGTAAAGTTTTAGTAGAAAAAGCAAGTCTAAATGACCCACTAATTCAAACCCAGCATATCAATGAATTAATTAAATCTGTAGAAGGTTTTGATATGGAATTAACATCGCTCAATGGTGTATTAACAAATTTTGCTGTAGGCAGACAATTCGCAAGAAATGATATGTTTTATAATTTAATGGAAGCAGGTGATTTAACCCTTAAAGCAGAATACGATACACAGCAAACCTTCCCTAAACTCGTCGTTCATTTTATTCATCATATCCGCTCTATTTTAGTAACATCGGGTGGTATTCAAGTGGCTAATTAAATAAATTTAAATTTACAAATTTATTAATAAAAAAATATTTTATTATTAATATATAAAAATGAGTGTCCCATTAAATGCCCAACGCCGAAGAGTAAGCATACACCCCAACAATCAGCCGTCAGGAAATACCTTTAGTGCTACTAACTTCCCACAAATTAACTTTGTAATTGCTCGTCAACCAGCATTCCTTTTACCAAAAACTTTAAAACTTAATGGAACTTTTGTTCTAAAAGATAGTACTGGAGCAACTGTAGCAAATAATCCAGCAGTTGTAAAATCCGCTACAAATGGCTCAACCCTTAATAACAGAATTGGTGTATCATCGTGTATTGATGAAGTAACTATTCAAACATTAAATGGTCGTAATTTAGAAACTATTAGAAACTATAACAGATATTTAGCATCTTCCAAACCATTTATGAATAATTCATTTGATTATAATAACGGCTTAAATTTAGATGACCCCTTTTTAGGTTCTAAATCTATTACTACTTGCCGTTCTGCTAATGTAGAAACAAATTTCTCCATTCCAATTGAGGCTGGTATGCTGGGTGATATGCCTTTGAATATTAGCGAAAAAGGCTTCCACGGTCTTCAGTTAAATCTTCTTTTAGCCCAAAATGCGGCAGTCAGTCAGCCGTTTGCTGTATACAATTTTGCTGGTCAAAAAAGTTTAGTTTTAAGTGATAATAACTATCTTTATGAATTGAAAAATGTTTTCTTAACATTTGATTTAGTAAAACCTGGACCTGAATTATTCAATAAATTACCAAGCACAGGTCTTTTAGGATTTAATACAATCCAGTCATTACATTCCACACTTCTCTCCAGCGACCAGACTACAAACTTAAGATTTGGTTGCCGAAATGCTATATCAGTAACTCACGCTATAATTCCATCTTCTCAATCTACAAATCGTGGTGTTGATAGTTTCCGTTTAGCAGGACCTGAAGCCCCCGCCGATACTCCACAGGCAATTAGAACTGTTCAGTATATGAGAGCAGGTGAACTTTTCCCATATAATTTTGTTTTAGATAGTGAAAGCGAAGGAATTGATAATAATCCACAAGCGATGATTGCCGAACCAGCCCTTAATTCAATAACTTTATATGAAAACTCGCATTCTTCTCTCAATCCTATGTCTAATGTAGGAATAAATAACCAAAAGGCTTTTGCGGGAGCAAAACAGGAAGTTGGTCTACCATATCCTATGGCTCTTGACCCTGATAGCACATTTGTTTTAGGCGTTCCTATGGACAGCCAAAAGCAAGGTGCGAACTTCAAAGACCGTGAATATGCTATTCGTATTCAATCTGGATTAAATGATACAACTGCTAATAGTCTATTTACATTTGTTAGATGTAGAAATGTAGCCCAATATTCTCCAACTGGGGTTAATGTAGTAGAATAAATAATTAAATAAAAAAAATATATTAATAAAAAAATATTTTATTATTAATATATAAAAATGGAAAAGCCCAGCGACCAAGTTCTTGGAAAAACCGAAGATATTCCAGCAGTTATGAGAGTAGAAAGTTCTACTTTAGAACCAATTACCATAAATGATAACAATGCTCGTTTTGTTTTTGAAAATAAAGGCATTCTTTCTCGTGATACCGTTCTACAATTTCAGTTAACTACTTCAGCAGGTGTTGGCTTCTTACCTATTGGAGCAGGTATATATTCTCTCATCAAAAAAGCCACACTTCGTGTAGGTGCTAAACGCATTTGCGAAATAACTGATTTACCCTTTTATCGTTCAATGACCCATACTTATAATACTCCAAGTTACAGAGCCAACTATGTAAGATTTATGAAAGGTATTAATAATACACTTGTCCCAAATCAACTTGGAACAACTTTAGGTGGAGCAAATTCTAATGTTGATGCTGGTAAATTCCAGCCAACAGGTGGCGAAGTTGCTGTATCTACTTTTAAACCAGAAGATACTGTTGTACCTAAAGATATGAAACTTGGAACTACACCTGAAACCACACCTTGCTGGTCTATATACCTTCGTGAGTTGTTCCCAATATTAGAGAGCATAGAATTACCGCTCTTCCTAATGAATGAGGAAGTCGTTGTGGATTTAGAATTTAATAAACAAACATCAGCCACAGATGTCGCAAAAAATGGTGTTGGAACATTATGCTGTTTTGAGGCTGATAGCGTTACACCAAATCCTGGTGAAGTATTACACGTTTGCTCTTTAGTAAAAGAAAGTTGCCTTATGTATGTAGATACAATTTATTATGCGAATGAGCGTATGGAAGATATTGACCGCCAGACTGATGCTACAAAAGGTATGGCTCTAAAATATACTGATATTATTAGCAATGTAGCCAGTATGGGCGACCAAGTTCCTATAGTTGCTGGAACCAATACCCTTCGTGAAACAGAAGTAATTCATCAACTTCCTTTAAGTGGTTTTTCAGTAAAAAATGTATTTTGGTGTTTTAATGCCCCCGCTCGTAGTTCATTAACTAATGGTGGTCAGCAAAAAAGCAGTCCTGAATTCTACAATCCATTTTATGGTAAATATGGTATGTTAGCAACTCCCAAAAGTTCAACTTTTGATATACGGGTAAATGATAGTCTTGTATTCCCTGAACCAATTACAAATCCAGCACTAAAAGCAACTGAAGCCAGTTTAGTATATAACAGCCCTGTATATTTACACACAGCATTATATTCTCGTGATAGTTATACCGCAAAAACAGGTGAATTTGCTGACCAACCCAATGCTTTACCAATCAGTAGTAGTGTTGCTGATATCGCTGGAGGAGGAACTTATCGTCTTTTCGGTGGTCTTAACGGAACAGAACTTTTAGGTGGTCAGCACTTTGAAGCAGTCAATTTAAGCACTATGCCTGGTGATGCGAACGATGATAGCATTTACATTAACCAGAAACCTATTGAAGTTTTACATCGTAAATTTGCTACCAATCAGCATACAAATTTCCGCTACAACGCATACTATTTTGCTGAAGTAGTTAAAGGCTTTGCTCTCAAAAATGGTAATGTTGTAATTCAGCAGGGACCATCAGTTGTAATGGCTCAATAGAGAGGAGGAACTAATATTCTCTCAAAAATATAAAAAAAAATTGATAATAATATTTATTTTTTTTTATAATTACAATTAATATGAACTATTACTATGATTTACCCGAAGATATTATTAATTTAATTAATGTTAAAGTTAATAATATTTATATGAGAGAACATAAGCATAAAATGAATAAAGTTTTTATGGTAATAACAACAGCCAAAAAATATATGGATAAATTAACACCTGATGAAAGTATAAGTAAATTTATGAAATTACAATTATATTATTTTGATGCTCTTATTACCTAAATCTTTGTGGAGGAACAAATATTTTAAAATATAAAAAAAAATTGATAATAATATTATTTTTTTTTATAATGATATTCACA